CTTTATCAGTTTGCATAAGAATTTGACGACGAATATATTCAGTTGAAAAATATTTTCCAACAAATGGATCCATTTCTGTGACAAGAGCTAGACGCTCTTTCATCAGTTCAACTTCTTTTAATTCATTGAAGTGATTGTCGAATAGGAAGTCATATTGAATATGCTCTTCCATTTCTTCCCAATCTTCTGGTGTGACTATGCCCTTCAGAATTAATTGAGTTTTTAAAATATCGTGGAATAGCTCAGAAAATCTTTTGCGTAGACGACCAATAAACTTAGCAAATTTAAGTTCGTCACGAAGAACTTCTGTTGTTTTACCTAGGTTGAATGCTTTGTTGTCATCTGTTAAACGAGATGGTGGCAGGTTTAATGAATTGTATAGTTTCTTTCTGAAGTATTCTACGTCTTTTAGTTCGCCAAGATTCTGACCACCAGGAAGTGTAGTAATTTCTGTGCCACGACCACCTTCTCTACGAGGCAACCAGAAGTCCTCAAGCATACTCATATGCTTTTTGTCATCACGGATTTCCCCAGTAGCAGAATCATATACCAACTTGTTACGGTATCTCGCCATAACATCACGAAGGTATTGCTCTGCTTTTACCTTAGGAAGATTACCAACATCAATGTAAAAAATACGACGCTCTGGAGCACGGGACAATCTATAGATAACCAGTGAGTCCTCAATCATTCTTAGCTGGTTGAGTGACTTGATTGCTTTGTGTAAAAAGCTAATTACAATCTTCTTGTTAGTATCCTTTAATCCAGAATCTGAACTAGCAACAGAATCTACAGCCATCTTAATGCCTTGGCTGTTTGCATAATTAAAAGATCCTGTAGTGTTTGGAACACCAGCTACACCAAACCCTTGTGGATTATAAATGTAATATTCAATATAATCACCCCAATCAAATTCTAAACCAGAACCTTTTTGTAGATGCTTTTCTGCTTCGTCTTTGTTAATTTTTTGACGTACTTTTTTAATCTTTAGTGGATCAATATATCTAAGTTCTAAAATGCCTTTCTTTGTATTATCTAAATCAACAACTTTATGATAATACATGCGACCATCAATATACCAATTACGAATAATTTGGTGGGCATTTTTATCAAATTTTAACATCCTCAAGATGTTATTAAATTCTTGTCTAATTTTAGTTTTAATATTTTGGCCAATATCTAAATTGGACAGCTCAATTTCTATAGGAGAATCGTCAGCGTCTGATACTACAAATTCGTTTACAATTTCGTCAATAGCAGAATCACATTCTGGGTGCAACGCCATACTACGATAACGTTGAATAAGCTCATACTCATTTCTGGATACGCCCTCAACATCAACATACGTGCCAAAATAGCCACCTGCTACAGTGGCTACGGCATCATCTTGATTAGGAGGAATTGGGGACTGACCTTTCAATCCCTCCTTGTTGTTGATTTTAAATCCAAACAGTTGACTCATATTAAATTATTTAATTCGATACTCTATTTAGTTATCAAACGTCAGCGTTAACTTGACGAGTTGTTACTCCAGCTCTTGGAGAAGATACTGGTTCTGATGTCCAATATGAGTATTGGAATTCAACTGAGAACTCTTCAATTTGATCATTGCTATCATAGCCAAGATCAATTTGAGAAATATTGGTAGGGAATGCATACCAAAGTTTGTAAGTTCTTAAAATATTTGAAGAATCTGGAGTAGAACCTTTCTCTAATTGGTGAACAAACATGTGAGCAGTATAGCCACTTGCGTCACCAGATAGTGGAGTTAATAGATCAGCAGTATTACCAGCATGACCATTAATAGCTTCTGACCATTGCTCCATCAAGGCACGAACTTTGAAGTCCTTATCATTAATAAATGTTGGGCTCCAGGTGTCGAAAGTTCTATCGCCAGCAATCTTTACTGTTCTTCCACGGAAAGGAACTTCAATAACACCTAGATTAGATGCAGGAAGAGCTGCTGATTTGCACATAATATTGACAAGCTCTTTGTCTTGCTCAGATGTTACGGTTGCAGTGCCATCTCCACCAGCGCCAATGGCGCCAGTTGGAAATACAATATCGACCACGAACATATTAGGCTTTACGCCTTGTCCTACCTTATTAATAAAATCGTTGATTTTACTTGTGTATACTTTTGCCATTTTAGTTTACCTCGTTGTTGTTTTATAAATTAACGACCAACTACTTCGTTAAAAGATACTCCAGTCTTGGTTGCAGTGAATGTAACCGTGATATAGTTGATGGAGCGGGTTGGTTTGATGTAAATTTCAGCAACGAATTCATTTCGGTCAATAACATCAGGAGTATTGTTTGATTCATTACAAACCACAAGGAAATCTGTAACGCCTCTTCTTGCTTGAACTTCGTTCAAGTAAGCATTAACGGCGCTTGAGAATGAAGATCTAGTAGCTTCATCGTTCTGTTCAAATAGAACTTGCTTGGAAAGATCGCCTACTCTTTTTTCGATGTTTAAGAATAAACGACGAACGTTAATTCTATCGAAAGCACTTGGAGAAGCAAGAGCAGTCTTATCACCAAACAGAGTTACACCAGAGCCAGGGAAAGAAACAATAGGATTGATTCTTGCCTGATAAAGCTCATCTCTATCAGCTTTGTTTGGATTGTAAGCAAGTCTGACTGCATTGCGTAGAGAACCTCTATTTACTCCAGCTGGCGAATACCAATCGTCTAGAGTAGCAGAAGTAGATACACATAGTCCAGCTACGTCTCCATTACATGGGAGGTAGCGATACTTATCATTGAAACGATCATAGAAATACTTATAACCGCTATCAAAAATTGCGAATGAGGTTGAAGTTAAACCATTGAAGAAATTGATGGTATTAACTTTTTGCTGTGAAGAAGTTAAAGCACCATTGCTACCTACCTGATTTCCTTTGTGAGGAGATACGAAGGCGATGCAATCTTTTCTCGAAGCAGCAATAGAAATGACTTTGTTAGCTTTAGCTTTGGTATCATTTTCTAGTGTCATAGATCCACCCATAAGGATGAAATCTACATTGGTTTCTTCTGTATCTAAGAATAGATCAATAGCATCGCCATACTCTGCTGAGTTGTACTGATAATCATCAACACCACCATAGAGAGCATTGGAAGCTACTAGAGCTAAGGTAAATTTATCACCTGATTCCATTTCAGATGATTGTAATCCCCATGCATAATAGGCAGCTCCGTTGCCTACATTATATTGAGTTGAAGGATGAGCACCAGTAAAGATATATGATGATTGCTGATTAATTACGTTTCTGTAATAAGTGTCAGCACCTTCAGTGCTCTTGCCATCACCAAGTTTTGAAAGGTATGTAAACGTTTCAACAATATTATTTGCGGAACCAGAAATAATACCATTTAAATCAATAACGGCTACGTGTACTTCGTCCCATTCAATTCCTTTAGTTGAAGCATATTCTGAAGTTCCTGGACGAGGACCGATTGCGGATAACTTAATACCTGTTGTTTGGCCCATTCCATAAGTAATTTCTGTGTTGGTGTACCAATCAGAAACAGCAGTTGCAGTGATAGCAGCTGCTCCTGGTAAAACACTCCCTCCTTCTAAAACATCTCCAGAAGCAATTAATCCAGAACCGTTGGTTAAAAGAATAGATGCTACTAAAGTTTGAGCATCCCAAGAAACTACTTCTGCAGTTTTTCCGTTGGTAAATTCTAAAATAGTTTGCTGGGCAATAACATCGGGAGCAGCACTTAAAGTTACGTACTGATCTGCACCTCTATCAACTACAGCAACTAGAAGTGAATTGCCCCAAGTTCCTGCAGTTCTAGCAATAAAAGTTTCTGAAATAAAACCACCAGAAATCCAATCCTGGTCATTTTGAACTAGATAACCGCCATCTGTACTAGCATTTTCTACACCAGTAGATGTGCGAACTACAGCTAATCTACCACCATAGCTTAAAAACTCAGAAGCTACATACCAATCTTCGGCGTTAGCATCTGTTGGCTTTCCGAAAATATTTACCAATTCTCTTTGTGAACTGATATTTGTGATTTGATTAATAGGTCCCTTTACGAAAGCACCAGCAATAGCGGCAGTGATCTGCTGAGCACCGACTATTACGACATTAGATAGGTCACGCTCTTTTAAAATAATTCCAGGCGAGACTTGACTTGCCATTTTATTCTCCTCTCGGTTTTATCCATTTAAATCTAAAATTATTTATGAAAATCAGTTGTTCCACATATACGATACATCTTCTTGTGTATCTCCATACCAAATACTACCGTCAGATACAAATCCTTCATCTCCCTCCAAGCCAGTAGTAATAAACCCAAATGGAGCCATATCTTGTTCAATTTGATTTTTTTGTTCTTCGTAGATTCTTTGGCGAACATCATTGTCCGTCATCTCTTTAAAATAATCTTGAACTGCCAACCAAGCAAAGATTACCAAACACATCACAAGGTCATCATGGAATCCATCGTCTGCTTCAAAGGATTGCTTTTTCTGAATAAATGTGGTAAGCTCATTAATAATTTCGTAATCCCTGAATAGCAATTTATCGTCTTCAATAATTTGCTTGAGGTTTTGACAACCAACTTTTTTAACAGTGATACTCATCTTGACTCCAAGTTGAGTTTTGTTTCCAGAGAAACCTTGTCCAACAATCTGACCTGCTCTACCTCTCATAGAACACATCAGTACATTTGCATATTCAAGATCGTAGTTTAAAATAGATGCTACTTGATCACCAACATCATTGACTTCGCACAATACGTAAGCATTATTATATGCTCTAGCTACATCATTAATGACGTTGGGAAAAAGCATAGGTTTGATTTCATTGTTTCTATATTTTGCCACTACTTTATATGGAACTGTAGTAATATCAAAAACAATAAACGCCGAATAGTCACCACCAATGCCTCTCGATACGTCGGCAGTCATAATATATTCTGCTTTTTGATTTGGTTCTTCGTAAACATCCAATCCTTTATTTGAACTTATTGGAGTATCGAATACTAAATTTCTTAATTTATTAGCAGAAATTAGCGTATCAACTGATCCTAAGAATTCGCACTCAAACTCCTGAGTGAACTGACGTTCAGAAGTATTCTTGATTGTTTCTTCTTTCCACTTCTCGTCACGACCAGGAACTTCAGACCAGTGAACCTCAGTCC